TCACCGTACGGTAATTCAGGGTTCTACGGTTTTGGTCAATCTGGAGGATACAACGAAAACATTAGCGGTATGGGAGTTTCAGGCGGGGACTTCCTAAGTGATCTGGGTAATATTGCCTCTACTGTCGCACCTTTTCTACCGCTTTTAGGACTTGGTAGGAAGAGTTCGTCGGCACAAAAAACCAAAGCAGTTGGTCGTGCCTTGCTTGGTTGTGGATTTTTCGACGATCTTTTAGACGGCATTAAAAAGGTGGGTGATGTTGCTGGTGCAGTTGCTCCCCACGTGAAGACCGGTATGGACTTGTACAGCAAGTATGGTAAAGGTATGACCGAATCAGATGAGGGTCAGCAGGTGGGAATGAATATCCTGAAAGAACTCAAAGCATTACACGGATTAGGATTGAGTGGAGGCGGATTGAGCGGAGGCGATTTCGATTGGTCGACTCTTGCATCTTTTGCTCCTCTCCTGCTTGGTCTTGGTATGAGTGGAGGTCAAGGCGAACTTGATATGTCTTATCTCGAACCTTTCATCTCTGGATTCGGCATGAGTGGCGGGTCATTTATAGATGATATGATTAGTGGTGTTAACAACGCACTCAGCAAAGTTGGTGATTTTCTTGAAAGTGGTGTAAATAAAGTGAGTGAAGGTTTAGATAAAGTGATGCCTCTTGTTGAGAAGGTCGGAAAGGTCGCTGATGTCGCTGGTAAAGTGGTTGGTGCATTCTCAGGCAAGAAGGGTGAGGGAATGTCGGGCGGTCAACGTGCAAAGGATACTCGAGTTCTTTCAGGCAAACAGCAACTCTACAAGGGTGGAAATATTCCAAACGGCGGTATCCCTCCTTTCAATCAGATCACAAACGCAGGTATGTCAGGCGGTGACATGTCGGTAAACGCACCGTACGTTGGATTCGATATGGCGACTGGTAAAGATTTTAAACGCCCTGTTGGTGCTGGAGTTTCGGGAGGAAAGACCGTGCGTGGAAATAGTGCGGAGTTGATGGCGTTGAGACAGCGTAGCAACGTGAACCAACCGTACAAGACGGGTTTTGCGGGAGGCAGAAAACGCAAAGGTGCTGGTCAGGCAGGAAATAGCGAATCTCTGAATCAGATTGAAGCAGTAGGAAACCTTGTTGACGAATTAGCGTCCGCCAATCCTGCTGTGAATGCATCTCCTGCTGGTGCTGGTGCAAGTGGTGGAAAACGCCCTGCTTCAAAATGGATCGAGCATGTTAAAGCATATTCGAAAAAGCACGGCGTGAGTTATAAACAGGCACTCAAAGATGCAAAGGCAACGTACAGGGGAGCAGGGGTTTCAGGCGGGGACTTCTGGTCAGATCTGGGCAACGTTGCTTCAAGTGTTGCCCCGTTTTTGCCTCTTCTGCTTTAAATCCTTTTCTTTTATTATATAAGAAAATAGTATAAAGAATGTTGTGGACAATTGCAAGTGGAGTGTTCTACTATGTTTTTCCTTCTGTTGCTGATATTGCTGTTTATCTTTTCATTAAAACTGTGGTAAATCGCTTAATTTGAGATTTTTATTTTCTTTATTTAGATTATAGCAATTCTCTCGAATCTCACGAACCTATGTTTTATTACATCTCCGAGTATATGAAATGGTTGGTTAGAAAACCTGAACCCAAACCGTCGCCACAAGAACTCGCTTTGAGTGAGTTGATTAAAAAAAGGGCGGAGGAACAAAATGCGATTATTGAACGTAAAAAAGATGATCCTCCTGAACCCCCCGCAAAAGTTGCAGAGAAGGATTTTTTTGAATAGACGTAATTTAGACATATCCCGAAAACTCGATATTTTTTTATATTTAGGTAATATATAAGAAAATATGGACAGATTGAAGAAACTGTTAGGTGCTGACCCTCCTATTCGTCAGAGTAAAAAGACAAGTGATCAATCACAGGGTAATAGCAGAGAAGCGGAGCGTCGTGCTTTGAATAATGCAGATCGGAACTTTAATCGACAAGTGTACCAAAATGAAATCAGACAAGCGAACATGTATGAACAATCTCAAATGCCTCCTTCCCCGGCAGATGTTGGTGTTTCATTCAAGATTGGATCTTTTGTGAATAAATTATCGCAATTGTTGGGTTTTAAAACCGATTTGTATAGTCAACTTCAGACATTAGTTAATTTGGAGAATCGTCCCGCACGATTAATCACAGATGCTCGTATGATTAGCATCAGTTCAGATTTTTTCAAGATGACTGATATTATTGCAACGTATAATGAACTCGTCAATTATATTCAACTTTACGCACCTCAAATGAGAGCGTCGGCAGATTTCGCAAACGGTGTGAACAATACGTACCTCTTGCCCTTGATCGCACTTTTGAAACAAACGGCGACACTATATTCCGGAGCATTTAATCAATTTCCAAATCGTGTACGTGGTGATCAGGATAGATCGGCATTTCGAAAGTTCAGAGAATTAGCAACTTTATCGTATGCAACATGCGACTATATGCAATCAAATCTGAGCAACGCAATCTATAGCAATCTTACCAAAGATGAGATTAAACGATATGCTGATGCAAAACGATTCGAATCTACAATCTTTGCAAGAAATCCTTTCGAGGTTAATCCTGCAGTTGATCCTCTTCTTCAGGCACAGCAAGAAGCAGAGGCACTTGCACAGCAACAGCAACAGCAACAGCAACAGCAACAGCAACAGCAACAGCAACAGCAACAACAACAGCAACAGCAACCGGGGGGCGCACCTGCACCAGTACAACCAGCACCTATGCCCCCACGCCCTCCCCAAGCACCAGCAAAATTAGATGCAGTTATGCAGATATTGCAGAGATATTATCAAGATAGAAGAGCACAAGGAGTAGCAGAACCTTTTAATTCTCGTAGGTTAGGAAGTGCAAATGCTCTTCACGAAGATATACAACAATTCGCAACTCCTATCCCAAGAGATCAACCAAGTAAGAACTTCATTAAACAGGCACTTCCTTTTGCTCGTGCTGAAGTTGCTTGGGAAAATCTTCGACAACTTAGAGAGCAACAGGCACAGCAACAGCAACAGCAACAGCAACCAGGGGGCGCACCAGCACAACCCGGTTCACAACCCGGTTCACCTCAAGTACAACCCGGTTCGCCTCAACAGCAACCAGCACCTGCACCCCTCAACCCACCAGCAATAGTTCCAGCAGGGGCAAGACAATTGTCGGCAGAGCAACAGGCATTCTCAGACGCAGGAGGCACACGGGGAGCATTAGCACAAGCACCCCTTCTCCCAGTTCCTTCACTAAATCAACAGCAACAGCAGACCGTTTGGGATACGTATACAGCATTAGAAGAGTTAGACGGAGCAGTTATACCGCCCACAGATGCGAATGCATTACGCCTCTTTAATGCCTTACCGCAAGATTTTCAAGATCAAATGCGTAGACCACAACCTGACGGATCATTTGATTTATCTGCCGAAGACGCTTCACGAGATGACCTTGTTCCTTGGATTCAACGCATTCAACAGATTAGGGTTGCGTGGGGTCAACAAAATAACGCACAAGCAAACACGTTGTATGGTCTTGGTAATCAGGAGTTCTTGCGTGGTAGTGGTATTTTGGATACTTTGAGTGGTTGGGCAAATCAAGCAGGAGACGCAGTAAGCGGTTGGTTCAATACTGTTGCGGATAATATGCCGACTATGAGTGATGTCCGCCGTGCTACTTCTCGTATTGTTCCAGATCGTTTTCAGGAATATCTACCCTCCGGTCTTCAGCGTACTTTTACCGATAAAGCAAAGGACTTCTTTGGTTTTGGGCGTGGTGGACTCGAAGAACGAAAACGCCTTGCAGAACTCGCAAGAGGCGACCCACGTGTTGTTGACATGTCGCAGGGTAGGAGGGAGCGTGAAAATGCTATGCCTTATATTATGGAATTCGATCCTAAGGCAGAATTCTTGAAACGACGGGGTGAAGTTCTTTCAGGAGGTGTGTATGATGGATTGAATAATAATATTAATGACGTATTACCGTATGAAATGTATGGTGGAAATGTTGATTATGATGACGCTGAAGAAATGACTCCCTTCAAACGCAGGATTGGAATGCCTAACCCCTTTTCACGTGTACACCCACCTATTCACGTTCGCCCCGCTCTTGCATCTAATGCCCTTGATGTTGATGAAAGTTTGATACCATTTAGCGATATATTTGGTTCATTACGTCAAGGACACGCTCGGGAGATGGAGAAACCGAAAGATATGGACGAAGATCCTGACCCTATCAGAATCACGAATGAGAATTACAAAATATTTACTGGAAAACAGAAAGCACCAAAATATAAAATCTCTGCATAAGATATAAAACAAATAGAATGAAGACAATCTGTTTTTTAGCACTACTTTTTTCTGCGTCCTGTGTATACGCCTTGCCGATAGATGATGTTCCATTATCCGCATCTACCGATTTGGATTTCGCAAACGCAGAAGATGCCGAGGACTACTCGCTCGGATTTGATGACCTCTCTGCAAACGAAGACGAATATCTGCGTGGAGGCAGACGCATACGACAAGCAGTCAAAGCAGTCAAACAAATCCTCCGTTCACCATCTCGACCAGCGTCCTCCAAACCGGTCGCAAAACCAGCACCGCCACCAGTCGTCAAAAGTCGAACAGTATCTCCGCCACCTGCCGTTGCCCCTACAGTACTACCCGTATCGGTTGCTACTCACAAGATAATTCGAGTTCCGCAGACGCAGAGTGAAAAAGCAAACAAAGTTGCAACCTATATCAGCATTCTCAATACAGATATTGATAAAAATCACAAAGTGTTTATGGATCAATACAACGCTGAACTCGCCAAGTTGCGAGAGATTTCCAAGAAAAAACTCTATACTGAAGAGGAGTATCTGAAAGCACAGCGTGAACTCAACGCCAAATATAAGATTTGGAAGGATACATTACACGCTTTCAGTATCAGCAATTCGACTCTATCCTCTTTACGACACCACAATTCCTCATTTACAGAAGAAAAAAATCTGCTTACACATCTCTACGAATATGTAAAGATGTTTTCCACTAAGCAGGGGTATTATAAGCATAATTGCGTGTGTAATGCAACTCTCGTAGGTGACCTACGAAGCGTTCAATCTGCGATTACTCTTTCTTAGTCCTCTTCCTCGTCTTCGTCTTCTTCAAAGTGGTTGATTTCTCCCTCGTCGTCATCACGCTTCCAACCGTCCGCTTTCATTTCCTCATGAGTATCGTTTCCGCATTCCTCGCACATAGTCATATCCTCATCACCTCTGTTAAAGATGAAGATATGTTCATACTCGTCAAGAGGTCTTTCACAGTTTTCGCATCTTCCGAATTCAGGTTCGGGGTTTTTTTTCTTGTATTCTGCAAATTCCTCCTGAAGTTGCTTCCTCTCGGCGAGTAGTGCTGAGACCCATTTGATATTGTAGTTCAACGCCCCTACAATATCAACTCCAGGTTGGAAATGGACTTGAAACCTGTTTGATTCCAAAAGAGCGATTGCACTCTTGATTTCTTCACTCCACACAGCATATCTTGGATCGTCGGCATACAAGGGAAGGTCGGTATTTACGCAGTCGGTGATTCGAGACATTTGATGTTCTTGTTTGATCGCTGTATATGATAATGAATCGTAAATCCAAATCAATTTTTTTTCATTTCGACTGTGAAATCGATTATCATGATATTTCTTGATAAGTTGATAAAAAAATAAAATATCTTATTATTCTAAAAATGGAGGGATCAGTTGCATATTATGAAGTTCAACATTTATACAAAAAGATCGAAACTTTAGAAAAGGAGAATGCTGAATTAAAAAAGAAATTGGAAGCAAGTACTGCTGAACGTTTAGGATTTCGACATGTATCATTTGGTTCACCTTGCATGAATGATCCTGAACCTGCTCCCGAAAGCGTGAAACGTAGTGGTGTTTGGAATCCTTATCCGAATGCAAACTGGCGTGAAGATGGTATTTATTAATTTTTCTCAAAGAAGGATTATTTCTTCGAGAAAAATGCATTTTTCAACGGCAACCAAAGGTAATTCTGGGGGGGAGTGGTGATATAGAAACGTTAGGGTTGGGGCATAATGCCGGTAGAACCCTTTTTGCTAAATCAACAACCGGTTTAATAGGAGGACGAGGAAGTTTAATAGGCATCTTTCTATAATAAGCAAAGATAATATTTCTGCTTATTATTGCTAAATTACCGCCTGTACGTTTTGATCGTACGACCTCGGGATTATGAGTCCCGCGCGCTTCCTCTGCGCCAAGGCGGTTTCAGTAGTGTTTTTATACACACAAAATTATTTAGGGGTCTACTTATTTTACATACCCAAGTGTTTCGCCATCTTTCCGCCGGACTGACCACCGCCGGACTGACCACCGCCGGACTGACCACCGCCGGACTGACCCATACCAACTGCCTCCATCAAAGGTCTCGCCAACATCTTAACCTTGTCCTCGATCGCACCACCAACGATACGGGCAAGTCCAGAGTTAGACATGTGAGGACGAGATGAGACGGAAAGAACGTCAGCACGAGAAAGAATTGCCGTGTATGTCTGTGACGTACCTCTTTCAACGCAAAATACACCGCTGTTCATAGTAATCAGCACAAGTTCATACTCGTTAGAGGCAATAGCAAGACCGGTCTGATTTTCCAATTCCACTTTGAACAACAATTGGAACGCTCCGATGCTCCCGGGTGCAAACACGTCGTCGAGTTCAATATGCTTACCAAAATCGAGTGCAAGAACAGAACCGCAAAGAGGAAGCACAGCAGGAAGTGCAGTAGCAGTAGCGGGTGGTGCTTGACTTCCCTGATATGCAGAACCACTAAATTCTGCCCACGTCTGATTTGAACCGCTCTCAACAGACATACGCCACAAATCCCAAGGGTCAGCACCAGACAACAATCCCGCTTTATTATTAAATGAAATATTTATTTTCTTGATAGCAAGAAAGGAGTCAGAATCAGCGGGAGTTTGATCGGCAAGTTTCTTCCGAGCAACGATAATCAACTTATCGGGGACAGAGTTCAACTGAATACTCTGAAAGGTCTGCTCTTTGGTCTCACCAACAGCGAATGCCTGAGAAACGCTGGTTAAATACCTCGGATACTCAGCGAAGGGGTACACCGAACGTGCACTAACCAAGTTAGAAGGTTGGCGAGTAAGGAAGAGCATAAGCAGACGAGAAGAAGTAATAGCAGAAACGACAGGTTGGGTAGTGGTGAACCAATAACCCGGTTCAGAAGCAGTAGCAGTACCCGCCTGACCGTGAGCAAGACGAATCGCACGGTTAGCAGAACCCAGGTTAAAGACGAAATTCAAGGTCTGACAACCAAACATACCACTATTGTTACGCTCTGGATCTGCCCAGAGAAAAGGAGACATCATAATAGGTTCACGAGTGAGGAAACGAATAGTGATATTTCGGACGTTATTATCACCGGCATTTAACTTGGGAGTATTACCGGTAATAGCAGTAACACGGAATCCACCTCTTGCCTGAAAGTCCTGATCTAAAGCGTTGTCATTCCAAGCGCCGTTGGGGTTGTTGTTAGCACCAAGAGCGTCGGTGTAAGACCAGTAAGAGTCATACTGGGTAGGGGTGGCGTTGTTATAACGAGCAACCTCACGACGATCGCCAAAACGAAGCAACTGAAACTGAATATCACGCTGGTTCTGAGAAACGGTGTTGTTGTTGATAGTTGCCTGAATAGTGTTGCAACATGAGTGGAAAGGGAAAGCACCAATTGAAGAGGTATATCCTAAATTAACCACGGTCTGACCGACGGGCATATCAGCGGTTGGTGTCGCAGAAAAAGAAATAGTCATATCTGTCTCGACCATAATACGTCTGCTAAAAACTGTGCTCTCACTTGGTAATTGAATATTGTAGGTAATACTTGAAGTACTCGTAGAAATAGCGTTGTATTGGGAGGGGGTGATATTCTGCGCCCCCTTAAATACAGCGTAGCGAACTTTGTCCGTAGTCAACAGTTGGTCGTCTTGGACGCAAATCTTCTCAAAATCAGCACTCGCCATTTTATCTTTGTTTTATAATTATAGCAAAGATAAAAAAAAATGTATTTATCGCTTTATTTCCTAAAAGTGTTTTAATAAACTCCTTGATCCTTTTTTCTAAATAATATCTTCAGAGAACAGTTTGCCCCGTTCTGTAAATAGAAATCATGAGTAATTCCATAAACATCTTTCCACGAAACGCTAATTTGAATACCGTAAAGTGGGGAATTGCTTTGCAAATCGATCAGTCGATATTCTGCTGTAGGCAAATATAAAACCGACGGAAAATATTCCGTTCCTGTTTCTAAATTAACCACTAAATCTGTAATTTCGTTGGTCAAGTTATCATTCTGTCCAGAATCGCCATTCACACCAGTTAAAACTCTTGGAACACCTGTTAATTGTGGTAGAATGGGTACAAGTGAACTCGTAAAGATGAGGGATTGAATCGGAGAAAGAGTTGCACCAGTCGAGTATGTTTGTTCCATAAACAACGAAGGGTATAATATACCACCACTTGCGTCGACGGCGTAAAAATTGTTTCCTGTTCCTCCTTTTTTGTTGTACACGTTAATCATATAATTCGCCTCTCCGTCATTATTCGTTGGAGGATTGGGTAAATAGGTATAATTATGAAACGCCTGAAATGAACTAAAGAGTTGGTAAAGGGGCGAGTTAAAGTATATGAAACCGTTATTTGTTCCGACCGGAGTATTTCCTCCTAAACAATCTCCTTCGAATATTGGCGTTTGTGCAACTAAAGTAGCAATAGATCGCTGATTGTCCCACAAAAGATATGGGATAGGAAGAGGAGCGGTTGTCCAATTAGCAGGAAGAGTAATACCTGCTAATGTTGCCTGAGCAAGAACATCATTATATGCATCTTCTAATGCCTCGTTAATCATGCAGATAAACGCCTGAAAAGTGTTCAACCAATAGTACGGTGATGTTATAGTTTCAAGGTTAAGAGTACTGGGAGCGGTATAAATATTCGACTGTGGTACGTAAAGGACTCTTTTCTTTGAGATCAATCTGTCTGCTGGTGCTAATGCGTTATTATATTCTATGCTCACAAAGTACACAGTTTCGTTTGGTTGAGGTATAGGTTGCACTAAATCGATCTGTGGAATGAAGAGGGGCATACCACCCTGTGTGTCTAAACTAAATCGAACAATCGAGAGAAAGTAGTCCGAGGGATTATCAAGGATCGGACTGCTCCTAACCTCAGTAAACGTCAGACGGTTTTGCTGTGATGTTTGAGATTGTGTCTGTGATGGTTGTACGTTATTTACGACCGAGAGGTCATAATATATCTGCGTTGGTTGAGTCATATTGCCTATACCATATATTTATATAAAAAAGTTGCATATTTGCCTAAATAATCCTTGTAATAATCCTTTTTCACTCGATTCTGTGTAATAATCTATTCAAGGTCGTAATAATGTAGCAAAAATAGGTTATTACAGTAAAAATAAATTTATTTTTACTTATCATAATGTAAAACAGTTAGATTTTTACTGTATTTCTATATTATTTTGGTAATAATCCATATCATGATGGTAATAATCTAATGGACTGTATGGGCATGTAGGGTATGTAGGGTATGTAGGGTTTGGGGTCAAATCTGTACTTTTCTGGACTCGCTAAAAAAGTATAGATTGAAAACGACGATTGAAATATTCGATAAAAAACACCCTCAACCCTACATTCCCTACAGGACTGCTAAAGGTTTAAGGAGCGTTAACGGTTCGAGCAGAGGAACGCTGGACTTGGTATGCATAAGTTCCCGCAAACACAGCATCAACAGAAGTAGCAGTAAAAGACACTCCTGCCTGAATAGTGATGACTTCAACACCACCAGCGTTTGCTGTGGAGGCGGTTTTGGTTAGACATGTGAGAAGAACATCATCAGTTGCAAGAATACCGGTACACGGTACAACGAGGGGAGTATTGGCGACCTTAGTGATCACGCCCTGCTGAGTAACGATAGGATATGAACCTGAACCGTCGTTGTAAGAAGCAAGAGAAGAAATCGACATTTTATTTAGTTTATAACATATCGATAGATAATTATTTTTGCTAAAACTTCTTAATTAAAAGTATGTTAAACCGGTTGTTGTCCCCCCCGTTTGAATCCAATATACTTTATCTGCGGACGAAATATAGGATTGACTTTGATAGGCAGGTTGAGCAAATCTTGCCGTATTTGTAATCGTATTTCCACTTCTAAACCCATTTGGTGCAGAGAGGGTAAAATCAATATTTGGGTGAGGAATAGCAGGGTCATACTGATATAGAGATGTTGCTCCTGATATAATCATTACATTTTGCGGAAAATCTTGAGTAAAATTTATTTTAATACCAAAAGAAGATATAATTCCATCTACATCACCCGCCACTACACCTGTGGGTGCTGGTGTTAATTGTTGTGCTACTGATCCCGTTGCTGTTGTTAAGTAGTATACATAAGAGGGTTGAGTTCCGTCTGTGATCATATACAAAGCGTCAATTGCTACTGCTGGACTACCTCCTACTACCACTATAGTTCCACTTGTAATCGAGTTCCACAACATTCCTGCTGGAAATGTTGCTGGTGAAGATGGTGTAGTTGCTGAAGTGAGGTTGGTTGTCGTATCATATAAAACTGCTCCTGCAGTTGAGGATTGTCCTATTATTAATTTATTTGCGAGTGCTAAAGACGGTCTTATACAATTTCCCTGTGCTACGAGAACTGCTCCTGTTGGCGTTGAACCCCACCTATTCGCTACCGATTGAGTAACGTCCATAACAGCAAATCCAGTCATGCCTGCTGGTACAGGTATAGGTATAAGTGGATTACCGTTATAAAGTCCAGTAAAACTACCAACAATAGCACAATAGTTGCCGTAAAAGTAAGCGTCATTAATAGTTCCAAAAGTTGCGTTCATAACACCAAATCCTAAATCGGTTGTGTTTGCTACAGATTGATATTCTGCAGTTCCGTTTGCTTCAGGAAAGTATCTCGCCATACTCCTATATCCGTCAATACTTGATTGCGTTCCTTCGTTAAGAATTGATGTAAACTTTCCCATTATCCACACAGTCGGGCGAGGGTTTGCCCACACCCCGGCGGGTATATAATTGATAGAGAATACGCCAAAATCTCCTCCGATATCTCTCTGCGCCCAATCTGATCCAAGACCGGTAGCATTCGATACTGTATCCAAATTTTGCACAGTTTCACTCACAATCCCTACCTTACAAATATTATATGCTATTACATTAGGTGGAGGGGAGATGACGGGTGAGGTATACACAAATGTATTAAAATGTCCTCCAAGTAAAACATTTCCATCAAGATTGCTCCCTGTACCAGCGAATGCCTCTGCAACCCTTACATAAGCGTTATCTGAAGGTTGATTAATGCCGTATTGGTAACCATAATAAGCAAAATATCCTCGTTTTGTTGAGTTGGGTGATCCCGAGGGTTGAGTCCATAATTCTACTACACGAAAACCATCAACAGTATTAATTAATCCGACAAAAGACCCTGAAGAACCAGGATCTCCAACATCTCCAGTAGCAAACTCACAATCATAATCCCCCGTGAAAGTAATGTCTAACGGAATTGCGTCCCACGCTGAAGTTGTTTCTTCGGCAACTAAAATGAGTGTATCTTTCGGGTCGGTAGGTGGAGCAATTGCAACCGTTGGTGCGTTGCTTCTAACAATTATTTCTTGTCCCGTGTGTTGAGTATTATCGATCCACTTTAAACCGCCTATACCTGTAGATGCAACCGATAATATCTGCCCTTCAGTTCCTGCCGGTAAAATAACACCAGCGACCGGATTGCCTCCAACCTGTGCACCTCCACCTACTACTAAATCGCCCTTTGATGTGAAATCAATAGCAATATTAGAAGCACTCGCAATAGCATATTCAGTAAGCGGTGCGGTTGCGGTTATAGTTCCACTTGCCCCCACATCTTTCCAAGTAGGTACACCGGCAACAGTCCCTAAGAACTGATTAGAAGAAGCGGGGTTAGGGGCGACTGTTAATGCCCCCACTTGTGCTGTACCGTTTCCATAAGGGATTTCACCAACACTCGCACTAAAATTAATACCGATTGTGTGCGGAGTTGTGGTATTGTCTTCAAAAAGGGGGAGTGCTGTTTGAACAATACCACCGCCTCCTGTCGCTGGTTTCCACTCCATATTTACTCCTCCTACTGCTCCTGCATCTGCTGTCAATACCCAATTTGCTTGTGCTGGTAGATTTGGTGCTGTGACGGGTGTAGGATTACCTGCTCCGTTTGCTGATAGAAGTTGTCCCTGTGCAAGTGCGACTGCTCCGGGAACTGCAATATATCTTAACCCTGTATCTGTTGTGCTATCATAAGAAAGAATAGATCCGTCTACAGGAGGAGCAATAGGGAACGCTACTTCTTGAGTATTGGTTGCTGTAATGATCTGACCTTTCTGGAGGTTAATACCTCCACCTTGTGGAATCAGATCGTCGTAGATCTTACCCGTTGTTTTATCAATTATGTTCGAAACAGACATGTTCTAAATCTCCTGTTTAAAATATACCAAGATTATAATTTGGTATGTTTTAATGTTATTTTGATTAATTAAAAACAGGAGAAAAGGTTGCAACAATCTTCATAATTTGTACAATATCAGTCCCATTACCACTATACAAACCAACTGGAAAACTGAGCGCTAAGGAGGCATTTGAATACGGGAATGTGAAATAATCAACTAATGTTAGGGAATGATAATGTTGACCTGCTCTATTCCCCCGAGACATAGTCGCTGGAATTAAACCACCTATTGCTGGGTCGCCATAAATCTCACCTATGTAAGGAGTTCCATTATAATCAACAATCCCCCAAGCAAAAACATCATCATTCACACCATCAATAGTAATACTCCATTCCACTTTATACCTGCCTGAAGCAACAGGAAGAACGTTAGGTTGTATAGGAAATCCTACTGCCTGAAATGTAGGAGTAGTGTCGTTGATAGTAAATCCACTATTAATAACTGCTGACACGGTTGTTGCGTTTGGTTGTCGCCAAAGTGAAGGATTTCCTGACCCCCTACTAATAATGTATTCTCCAGCATTTCCAAAATTAGTGGAGTTCCCTAATGCGATTGCATTTACACCGAGTATATTATTTGTCCCACCCATATCAAGTGGTTTTAAGCAGTTGACTTCATTCTCCACTCCGTTTATTTGTAGAAATGTGTTAATTGCTCCTGCTCTAAAAGCAGAGAACTCAATAGATCCGTCTTCCGTCCCAGCAATACCATCTCTTATTGTGTGTGTTATACGAGTATATTCTTGCTTCGCATTTGTGCTGTCCTTACCATAAACAGATTGATTGAATAGGACATCTCCAGCGCTTCCAAAAGTAGGTTTATTTTTATACACTTCCAACGCCACAGAACCAGTAGCATTTGTATTCGTCAAAAGCAGTACTGGATTTAATTGACCGCCCGCATTAGAATTAGTGATTCTAACAGGGAGTGCATTACTCGACAATCCACCAGCATTTAAGGTTATACCCGTATTTGATGTAGTAGGAGTAGGAGCAGTAACTACTCCAGCAGAAATACCCAAAGACCCTTCTGTAGCAATATCCATATTTCTTATTGTTGCTCCTACTGAAGAGTGCAGTATATCACAATTCCCTACGAGAAGCGGGCAATCAATTTGTAATGAGTGTGCTGACCCACCAGTAATGTCTGAAGATGATAGAAGAAGTTGAGCGTTTCCACTATTTGTATTTAAATCAGCATTCGCACTTGCAACACCTGCTACAAGATAGTTTGTATCTACACCTTGTGCAGAGAAGGTGCTATTATCGGTTGCGTTGGTTATAGTTATTGCTGATGCTGTTTCGGTGAGAGTGCTTCCACCAGTAGTCAAAGTTATATTGCCTGACGACCCCGTAACATTTTGTGTCCCAAGTGCAAGAGTTGCAGTCAGGGGTGATTGAAGATTCACAACCGGTGCAGAAAGCGATCCACTAATCGAGATATTGTTTCCAGCAGAAACGCTCGTCACCGTACCGACTCCCTGTGCGTCTACACCCCAAAATACACCCAACGGTTTTGTATTGTCTGCAGTAAGCACCAGTTTCGAATTAATAGTAATTACTCCATTTGGTGTGTAAGGGAGTGTGTATCCGCTCACAGAACCTGTAAAATCTTGATCTATAAACGAACCACCGGTCGGGAATGCAAAAGCGAGTTGGTTTCCTCCTGCATTTGATGCAAGTGAAACAGAAGTCCCATCAACAATAAAGCACCCATCAGCACCCCATGAGAACGCTGAAGTGGATACAGGCGGAAGTTCATATTGAGGGATAGAAAAGATGCTGGTTGTGCTGTTGATGGCGGGTGGTGATGCTATAGCAGTCAAACTAATATTAGATGAACCAACAACAGGAGGAGCGCCGTATAAATAACACAAACCAGTTAATAGAAAGGAGTTGTTGGGGATAGTGGTAGGGGTGCATACGGCAGGATTGAAAATGAATACAGGATCGCCACCACCACTTGTAGCAGTTGCTGGGTCGGGGTTCGTGGTGGTGATAAGTGTTGCTGGAGTATATACTGCACTTGTGAATGCGGAGATAGTAATCGTTACAAGGTTTCCTGCAACTGCCGTAATTGTGCCTGTAATGCTGTCGCTCCCTGAATAGACAATTGTGATGCTGTACCCTACTTGATACAGAGATCCGTCGCTTACGAGGAATTGTCTACTCTGTCCGTTTGCGAGGGCATTCCAGTTATATATTGTACCTGTTGTAGCAGTTGTGGTCGTAGTAGGGCATACCAGTTCTTCTGTATCAGCACCATTACCTACCAGTATCGAACCAAGAGCAGTCCCACCTTTGATTTGAAGAATGTCGCCCGGTTCACCTATTACGAGGGCAGGTTGATTTCCCATTCCTACCGTGCCTGTCTCAATCTTAACACAACCAAGAGTAGCAAAATCAGTAGCATCTTGTGCTGTAGTCGTGTTTGGAATGAATGCCGAATTATTAACTTGAAGAACGCTCCCGAGTCCTTGCTGTGCGGGAGGGTGTTCGAAAGGGATTAGATCAGGGTAGAACTTTCCACGATAAATCGGATTTGGATTATTTCCATCTATAGCAGTTGAGATAGACATATTTCTTTTGTATATAGATAATACAAGATTTTTTTTTTCTTGTTTTACATATAAAAGAAAATGAGTGTTGATGTAAATACTCCTGATCCTAATTTACAATTACCGGATAAATCGATACTTTACCAAATTGCAGGAGCGTCGTACGCTGAGAACTTTGATGGTAATGTTGACGGATTCACTTTGCTAAAACAAACCCCGACACTCAAGATATTCAAGAAGATAGATTATCCAGTTATTGTGCTTGGTGTACGGGGAACTGCAGATTTTCAAGATTTTATGGCGTGGTTGCCTGTTGTTTTAAATACCATTCGAGATACTGATCGTTATAAAATGGATACTGACGTTCTTCTCCATTTTCAGAAAGATTATGTTCCTTCACAGTATTATTATTATGGAACAGGGCATTCACTCGCCGGAGCAATACTCGACGAGTGGTTGAAAGCAGGTCTCATCTTGAAAGCAAGAACATACAATCCTGCAATACAATTACAGGATTTATCAAACACCAGTATTGATAATGATCGTGTTTATGCTTCGGGCGACCCACTCTATAAGTTATTTGGTTATAGGGCAAAGAAGAAACCTGAAGTGCGACAATCTTCCTCTTGGATTGATGTTAGAACTCCTTTTGCTTCTGTACCTGCTGTTTTATGGGGTAAAGATTTATTAGCAGAACACACTTGGCGTAATCCTCTTTTTCAAGGAGGTATTCGTAGACAGGAGATTTAG